AGCACCTACTAGCCCCGTATCACCTTGCGGACCTTGAGGGCCTTGTACACCCTGTGGACCTGTGCCGCCTGTTACACCTTGTACACCTTGTGGGCCTTGTGGACCCGTATCGCCTGCAATACCTTGTATACCTTGAGGACCTGTATCGCCAGCAATACCTTGTATACCTTGGGGACCTGTTCCACCAGTTGCACCTTGAATACCTTGTGGGCCTTGTGGACCTGTATCACCTGCAATACCTTGAATACCTTGGGGACCTGTATCACCTGCAACGCCTTGTATACCTTGAGGACCCGTATCACCTGCAACACCTTGAATACCTTGTGGACCTGTGCCGCCTGTTACACCTTGTACACCTTGTGGGCCTTGTGGACCTGTGTCACCTGCAATACCCTGTATACCTTGTGGACCTGTATCACCTGCAATACCTTGAATACCTTGAGGACCTGTACCGCCTGTTACACCTTGTACACCTTGAGGGCCTTGTGGGCCTGTGTCACCTGCAATACCCTGTATACCTTGTGGACCCGTATCACCTGCAACACCTTGTATACCTTGTGGACCTGTGCCGCCTGTTACACCTTGTACACCTTGAGGGCCTTGTGGACCTGTATCGCCTGCAACACCCTGAATACCTTGGGGGCCTGTATCACCGGCAACACCTTGAATACCTTGGGGGCCTGTAGCACCATCTGGACCAGTATCGCCTTGGACACCTTGTGGACCTGTGTCACCTGCAATACCTGTTATACCAGAAGGACCAGAAGGTCCTGTAGGCCCAGTTGCACCATCCTGAACAAATAGGATAGGACTAGTCCAAGTTAAAGAAGAGTCAGTACCACTTGTTCCAGTTATTGATGCTCCGGCAGAAGAAATATAAATAGGATCACTTCCTGCAGGGACGCTAACAGACCAACCTGCAGGGGGTGTTAAGGTAGTTGTCGTAAAATTATAAGAACCACCACTTGGAGTAGCTGGTCCAGTTGTATCTCGTCTAAACACATCAACTTGTGTAACACTTAGACCATCTGTTGATTCTACCCAAGCAGACCCGTTCCATGTGTACAGTTTATTGTCTGAAGTAAGAAGTACTGACTCTCCAGTATAAGCACCAGATGCAGGCAAACTAGCGACAATAGTGATAGGAATTTCATTTCCTTCAATCAAACTGTAGTAGGGCTCAAAAGTATATGTACCTGAGCTATTTACAACTTTACCTATGATACTATCATTAATAGCATCTGGATAGTATGCAGGTACTTGTAAAGAATAAACTTTTCTATAGACACCTACACCACTATTTGCTGCTGTAGTATTTACAGGAGACCCATTACTAGTAGAGGCGGATAAAGTAAAAGTTGTTGTACTAGGCACTGTGCCTACATAGTATCTTGTATCTGCGCTAATTCCTGTAGGTAAGACATAGCTTTCATCAAATGCAATAGAGTCATCTACAGACAAACCATGCGGAGTAGATGTAGTAATAACACCTGGACTGGCTACACTAATAGTTGTAGAAACAGGGCTATCAATACCTCTATCTATTCTTATCTTAGATGTACTAATATATTCTTGTAGTCTTGCCCATGTTGTTCCAATATAAATTAGCCTTCCTACCTGATTTTCCAAGGAAGAAAAACCAGGAGTGCTATCTATGTCTGTTACCAATGTGCCAGACATTTTTACCGTAGAAGATAAAGAAGTCAAAGAGCTACCTACACTAGAAGTAATATCCTGATAGTAGGTTATTCCAGAAGTAGTGGCTTCTTTAAATAGCCGCAAGCCATCTACGGAGTCAAAAACAACAAAGCCTCCGGTTGGTCCAGATGCTAGATTTGTAAGCGATAAACTAGTAAAACTCATTGATTCTCCTAAGATACAACTTTTACTCTACCAGAAGGAGATGTAAAGGTGTAAGAAGATGGCAAAGACATGGTGCTGCCATCTAGTAATAATGGTCGATTAATTTTTCCGCCCTGCATAAGTTCACTTTGCTTTACTGCTCCTGCGGCTTCTTCTTTAGGAGCAAAAGTAACGTAAGTATATTTAGGCGTAGAGACGGGTCCTACAGCACTTACTGCTTGAATAGAAAATAAGTACGTGCCATAGTCTAGTCCTTGAATAGTATAAGAGTTTGATTGCTTTGGTATTGTTGTTACTACAAAGTCTCTTGCTCCTGGATCATACTTTAGCACATAATTATCAAAATTAGTGTATATTTGTTCTGCTCCATTTACGATCTCTACTGGACTTTTCCAATTAAGTGTAATTTTGGGTATTGGCTGTTGAGCAGCATTTGCAGAAGCCGATTGATCATCATAGTCTACTCTACCACTAAACTGTGTAATACTAGGAATATCATCGTCTCTAGGAACATAGTCTACCGGGTCTGCGAGATAATCTTCATCAATCAAATCAAATTTTGAGTTGTAGTGTTCTGCGGCAGAGATACTATAGACTCCTGGAGAGTCTTCTGAAATACCTAAAACTTTGTATTGCTTTGGGCTGCCTTCTACTGTGTCCTGCCCGTCCTTAATTGTTATAGCCCAGACAGTATCTGCATTGGGCGCAGAAGTAAATGCAGAAGATGTAGTTACAGTACTACCAGTAGAAGGGGTAGATAAGGCTCTTGTTTCTACGTGTACATCAGGAGCAAACTGAACAGTGACTGCGTTTCCGCTATCATCTTCAAGAACTTCTGCTGCGGCTTGAGTAGTTACTCCAGCAATTATATCACCAAAAACATAGTCTACGCTAGAAATGGTGGCTGACTCTTGCGCTAGATAAGTTGCTGATCCGGGAACAATAAGTAGTAGTTCATAGTCATAAGAAGCACTAAGAGTTACGCTAGAGTCTAGTGTGATGGTTGAGGCATCTGATGCTGATACAACCCGACCCGAATATCTAACTCTTTCTCTATCTGCATCTTGGATATTAATAATACTACCCGGTTTTAGATAAGAAGCATTTTCGGAAGTTTTAAAGCTAACAACTTCTTTTTGTAGCTTAGACGTTAGCATTTTCCACTTGCCATACCTAATTGCTTGACTACGGCTAGTAGCACCAAAAGCAACAACTTCTTCTGTATTAATTCTATTTGTCGCAGCAATATTTTCTATGTCATCAATAAGCTCTACAGAAGTCTCAAAAAAGTTATTTCTATCATTATAAGTTACAGCTATCTGATTAACTCTAGTTCTATTTCCTGTACCTTCGTATCCAAATAACCCTCCAACTATATTACTTTTAGTGAATGTATATACAGGCTCTGCGGGTCTATCACCTTCAAGAATTAGCTGTCCATCTACCCAGTAAGGTAAAGCTAACATAATTGTACAAAAATCTTTTATTACCTTATAGGCTTCAGTAGATTGTGTTAAATATACACCACACGTAAATCGAGGCTCTAAGCCACCTTCACCATCGGGCACTAACTCATCACAATATCTTGCTAGTGAGTAAAGAGAGTAATCGTTTATTTCAGAAGAAGTAATCCAGTTTCCTAATCCCCACCTTTTATTGACAAGAATCTCACGGAGGTTCCAAACAGGATTTGTAGAAAACCCTTTTCTAAACGTGCCATCCCAAGGAACATAAGAGCCTGTATCAACTTTAGTAGAAATATTTCGTGTATACTTAGCTACTCCATCGTCCGCTTCTTCTCTAGTAATATAGTTTGTGGGTAGATCATGCTGCACCCCAAAACAATGATAAGCTCTTTGGGGAAGCTTACCTTGAAATTCATTTGCACTAAATTCAATGCCTGCATACGCAGAATGTGGGTAACTAAACTTATCATGAATAAAGGCTTGTACAGAAGTTAATACTGTTTGTTGATAATAAGTCCATTTAGCATACTTCCAGCTATCGGGTGTTATCTTGCTAATTACTAGTTGAAAGTCATCAAAAGGTTGGAACTCGCTTACGTCAACTCTAAAATCTACACTTGCTGCTTCGGCCAGCCCCCCTGTGATAACGCCGGTTGCTAGTTTTTTATTTAAGATTAAATGTCCATCATTTCTAGCAAGGAAACTTGTAGCATCATTAATCTCTTCAGTGTTTGGCCCTAAAACAACTTCTCTTTTATAGTTTACTTCTCCCGATAGTTTGTGTTTAAAAACTACCTGAAAAATAACCCCTGAATCTGTCTTACTAGCATCCTGATCTGCTTTTTGCCCATAGAGACCATTTGGAAAGTTTATAGTAAAAGCTAGTTCATCAACTGCTCCTGGGGTACCTACATTTAATCCATAGGTTCCTGACCCGGAAGTAATAGTAATTGCTGTTCCTCCTGTGTCTGGAACAATATCACTTGCCGCTTCATTAGTAGCCCAAAAAGGAGTAGTTTTTTCTCCATGAATATTTATAGTGCCACCAGACTCGTTTTCTACTGTATCAACTTGGCTTAATTCTACATTAGGGGCAATACCACTAGCCGCATTAGAAAATCCTATAGTATTATATAAGGGTGCTTGAAACTCTGTGCCACTTCTAAAACTTACGCTAACGCTTTCAAAATTTGTTTTATCTGGTAAGTTATACAGCCCAAAAGCGGTAGAAGTATAAAAAACTATATTTGAAAGAGTCCAAGTAGTATAGCTTCCTGAACTTAAATCATTTCGGAGATTGGTATTTGTAACTGTATCATCAAGATCAATGTACGCTTGCTTAGCTATACCACTAAAAGTAGTTATGGTAGAAGTATCTATTGAACCTAAGGTAACTAGGTCATATGTTATCTTTGCGTTTGTAACTGAAGTTTCTATAGCAGGACTAAGAACACCTGCTGTACTACTAGACTGAGAAACAACAATTCCTACATAGTCTTCTCCGCCAGGACCAGCTCCAACAATTCTTACTTTTGCATAAGCTCCTCCAACATGATTATTACCTACCATACCTGCCGTAAAAAAGGTGCCCGCAGTTGTTATACTAGTATCTCCGGCAGAAGCTGTTACAGTGCTTTCAGCCACTCCTCCCTTAACTAGAATAGGAAACTCCTGCCCTTCTGGTATATCTGAGGGTCTGTATGCTACTAAAAAAATTTTTGTTCCATCAACGTTAATTGGGTAATCTACATCTAGGTCCTGTGAAATTTGTTCTGAAGAACCCGAGTTAGCGATAGGAGTTCTGTTAAGATAAATAGAAGATAGTCCATCTTTTAGAACAATAGGACCTTCACTAATAAGGTCATATACAGATGCTTTTGATGATTTATATAAACCTGAACTTGCCATTATCCATCTCCTAGTGCTTGGTCAAATGTCGAACCTTGATTAAAAGTAACAGGATCGGTAGTGTTTGTAGGAAAACCAAAAGGGTCAATATCTGCAAGAAATCCATACCTTTCCAACTCATTTATCAAATCGCTTACGTACCTAGCTCCTCCCGTAAATCCTACGGGGTTAATAGGAACCGGAGATCGAGTGCCCGTATGCCCATACCTTTTGCCCCCGTCTGGTCCTATACCTGAACTAATAACTACTCCACCAACAATTAACTCTCCAAAAAGCACTGGTACAGGATTTCCTCTTGCTACAGTATTTGCAGGTTCTTTAAATAGATAGTCTCGATCCTCTTCATCTGTGGAGGGATCAGGAGCAAGCAGTTGTTCCAGCCCAACCAAAGCTAGGTTTGCAGCTAAACCAAATGCAGCTAATGCAGCAGCGGCAGTCCAACTCCATGTTCCAGCTGCCAAAGCAGTCAAGGAGGCTCCTACTCCTGGCAGCATTAAAGTAACTGCTACAATAGCGATTGCTGCAAGTATCTTTGCGCCTCCAGACTTTGCTCCTGCAGGAATAGGTGTTATAATAATTGTATCTGAGTTATCAATAGGGTAAAAAAGTTCTTCTGCTTCTAAAAACTTTTCCCCTTGCTGTATATCTAGATCTCCCCCTGCGTGTGCTAAGTCTATAAGGTCTTGCCGAAAGCCGGGATAGTTAGCTTCAATGCAACCAAAAACATCTTGATATCCTTGTGCCTTAATATTCCAGGTGTGCCCATACTTATCGCCAAGATGTCCTTGTAATATCACCTTTTTCATATCTATAAATGTTCCTTAAACACTTGCCCCACATAGGGTACATATTTTCTCTGCAAGATAGTCTATTTACTGCATGATGAAAAATTACATCATTATCTAGGTAAATAGCCATATGATTTTCTTTTTCGTGTCCTACAGCAAAAGTAACTAAGTCACCATATTTTAAATTATTTACTTTTTTAAAGGGCCAATCTTGCATCTCATCAGAAAGATAGTCTTTTCCTACTAGCCACCAGTCATCTTCCCATTCACCCCTTTTATTGATATATACATTATGAGCAAGGTACCAATCTCTTATTGCTTCAAAACAATCTTTTACTCCAAACTCATATGTTCTCCCTAAAAGATGCTTATAGTTTTTAGGATAAGTTATTGAATGCTCTAATGTACTACAACTATAAATTATATACGGTATTCCTAAAGCATTACAGGCTTGCATATCATATTCACTAGGAACAGTATTATCGGGGTGGGTATGGACTATAAATAGTATATCACCTAATAAAGAGTATTTTGAATAAACTTTTGGATCAATAATAAAGTTGTCTCTAGGAGAGTCTGATACATTTTTTGTTGGTATATATTTTAGTTTTCCTTTTTGTAAAAATATAAAGCCACAAGACTCTATGTCTTTTTTGAAAGACTTTACTATATCATGCTCTATATCTTCGGGAAGCTGGAAATCCTCCATAAGGTAGAACCTTTCTGCTATCTTCATCTGTAGAGGGAACATTAGTAGCAGCTTCTTTTACCTGAAAACGTGCTTTGCAACTTGTTAACTTTTTACCACATACATCTGCTCGTTCCCAGTAAGCAGAGGTATTTGAAGGAGTCTGCGCAGTAGTATGAGACTGAGTAACTACCCAGATGCTATTATCATAAATAACAGCATCAGAATAATTTTTGCCATCTTTATAGGCGTAGTAAGTAGTACCCCCACTATATGTAGTGTACTGTCTAGCCCTTCTGGCAACCGTTTTACTTAGAGTACCACTTCCGGTTGCATATGGTTGCCATAAGTCATAAATAGTTGTCGTAGTAGTGCTACCATCTACATTTATCCGAGTGCCAGAAGCATTTGCTACTTTATAAACCAAGTCTTTTGTATAGCTGCCCCCAGTATGTGCTGTTGACTCTACCAAGGTACTAGCAATTAGTAGATTATTATTTCTATCAAAATAGGCTGCAAAACCGTTATTATCGTTATTCCAATTACAACCTCCAACACCAACACCAAAATCTGTACTTGATCCTTGATATCTCCAGGGGCATGTGTTAGGAATAATATATCTGTTTGGAACTTTAATTCCTGCAAGATCAAAAGGAGTAGCTAATTCAAATGTTACAAAAGAAGCATTAGAAGACTCAATACGATCAATAATAAATACTTGCTTTGGAAACTCGGTAGGTGCTCCACTGCCTCCAGTGCCCGTGTACTTTTGTAGTGTTTTTCGTCTAACAACTTTTAGTCCTATAAGGTCTTCATTGCTACCGATTGCGGTTTCAAAAGTATTAAGTATATTTGCAAAACTTACACGGGGTCTAGCATATGCACCATCTGATTTTTGCTCAAAGCCTGTAAAGTCTACAGGAAGAGAAGAGTATGTTCT